CTAACACCTTCGTGATGACGTAGTAACTTGATAAGTTTATCAGATACTTTCACGTTTCTTTTCCCATGTACGAGAGCCGAAATAGAAACCAATAATAGATGCAGTAATAGCCATTTCATCTGTGCCAAATACTGATTCTGAAGCTGTTACAAAGTCTACACCTGTCCACATAGCCCAACCTAGTGAGATAAGGTTAATAACCACTAACTCACCTACAAAGATAAAAGCTACTACAGGTCTAACCATAGCGTTCCAGTTCTTAACTGTAGGGCTTGCATTTTCTACTAGCTTCTTATCGTGATCGTATAATGCTTCACGTTCTTGTGCGTATGTTTGAACTTCTATTTGGTCTAGTTTAATAGCTTCTATTTTTTCTTGTGATATAAAACCTGCTTTAGCTAATTCTAATTCACGTTCTGTTTGTAGTTTAGCCATTTCTCTTTCATGCTTTTGGTCACCTTTTTGCTGAAAGAAACCTAAAATACTAGGCAAGCCTGAAGTAGCAAAACCTAATATACCTGATAGAATACTTAACATCTATAACTCCTTTGGATCAAAGCCATATATTCTGGCTACTTGTTTTTGTAATTTACTAAATCTACCTTTGTGTGAATGATAATCACCTTTAGGCTGCTCTAAATATAAAGCCATATGTATCATTTCGTGCATAAGCGTTTTAACTACAGTATCTAAATGACTGCATTTACCAGTGCTTATTGTGATGATGTGTGGGTCACCTGATTCACATGGTTGATACTCGCCATATAATTCAATACTGCTTGTGACAACAAATTCTACTTTAGATGGTGGTGGAAACCTGTAATTATCAAATGGAGGAAAATATACAAAAGCAGCATAAAGTGCAGCTATATTATCTTCCGTAATAAATTTCATTTTGATAAAGGATTCATGCTAGAACGTTTAAGAGTGTTAAGCTTGTCATCCATAGCATTAACAGTAGCTTCTAATTCTTTTCTTAAACCACCTACCATAGCAGATGTTTCACGAGAGTTAGCAATAGCGTCTGAAGACTTTTCACTGGCTTTCATAATAGATTCTGATAGTTGATATTGTCTTTCATTAATAGCTTTAATTTGTATTTCTAAACCATTTAATTTAGACTCTATAGGGGCTAGATCAAGACTATCTACAGCTTCAATTGCCGAAACCATCTTGTTGTAAAAAGTTATGCCTGCGTATGCTCCTCCAGCTACGATCGGTAATACGATCAAAATCATCTTGAGAAGTGCCGAGCTGGATAAGCTCAAGCTGAAGGTTTTGGTTTCTTCCGAACTCACGGTTTATCTCCTGTTCAAATTTAAATGCGTCTGTTATTTCAATTTGTTGTATAATAGGTTTATTAAGTATTTCTAAAGAAAGAACTATTCCAAAGCCATGTACAATTTCCTTACCCTTTGGCACGTCAAGTTTAGGACTCTCCTTGCTTTCATTCTTTTGTTCAGCCTTTGGTGTCTCTTTTGGGCTGTCTTCTTTTGCTTTTGGCTCGCTTTTAACTTCCTGTTTTGGCTGTTCAACCTTAAGTGGAGGTGATTCTGCTCTAGGTGCTTCAGGAGGTGGTGGTGGAGGCGGTGCTGGAGGAGGTGGAGGTGGGTTATTTACAGGGTTAAGGGGTGAGCTAGGGCTAACTGGAGAACTCACGTTAGTGACGTTTGTAGCACTCTTAACACATGTATTAGTTGTTTCTACCCAAGCACCAAAAATAGGGTTGCCATAAGGATCTGGACAAGATGAATATCTAGTCTCTGTAATAGATCCTACATACTCTGCTTGACAAGCTAGTTGTCTAGTTTCAGAACTTGTTTGACACGTTGGAGGATCTTGTGTGCAATTGTTGCTAGTTTCTGTCCAAGCTGACCAAGAGTTTGTAGAACAACTAAAAGTCCTGCTTTGGTTAATAGCACCGCTATAGTGAGGTAACGTGCAAGCAGTGGTTTGGTTTTCAACCAAAGGAGAGCAAGTAGGTGCTTGATACGCACCGCAAATTGGGTCATCTGGTCTATAAGATACACACCAATAGTCTTTAATTGCAATTTGTGGGTCAATGCCGTTACAATAGAGAGAGCCTTCAAGCATATATCCTTCAGGCGTTGGAGTATAGTTGCAAGACCAAGCATAGGCGTTATTTACCTTTAGTAGGGAGAGAAGTAGTAATAGGCTCGTCAGGAACAAGCGGTATAGTGAATGTTGGACCATATAGTTTTCTGAATGTATCTGGTTTTAATTCATACCAGCCACGCTTTGCAGCATCACCGATAGAACCGTTAATAGGGCATGGTGAACCTGATTGTAGCATAGCTTCAAATACTCTATTATCTTGACAAAGTATAGAAACTGCTGCAACTTTAAGACCTAAATCATTGAGAGTTTTAGCTAATTTAATACGCTCACAGTTCTCGTCTTTATAGCCAGAGCCACCACTTACGCCAAACAATGTACTAGAAACAGAACCACTTACAGGAACAAGGCAAACGTCTTGGCTAAAAGCACTTATAGAAGGGCTAATGGCACTCGGTGGTGGTTGACCTTTATAGTTGATAGTAGTTGTATCTGCTCTAGCATCCATAGCAAGTGCTAATAAAACACCTATGGACATTCCTACAAGTAATGCTACTAGATTTCTTAATGCTTGCATTATTTCATTCCATTTGTAAGTAGATATACAATAACGAAACCTGCTGTGCCTAAAAGTATTTGTTCTAAACGTTTTAATCTTGCATTTATTTGTTCATAACGTAAGGCACATAATTCTTCGTGTGTACTTAATCTTGATTCTACGTCTGACTTCACCATCTTATCCTTTCGGAGCGTTATATAAGTTTATAGGGGGTAGGTATAAATCGTGCCATTCAATCATAAAAGACTCTTATAGTCTTCAGGATTGGTCATGTACGGTGCTAGTAATCCAGTTGAGTTTATAGCATTTGTTGGTACAGTAGTACCTGTTATTGGATTAAGTTTAACAAAAGGAGCAAGTTGAACACCAGAATAAGGTTGACCTCCAGTTTTAATAGTATCAATCACATTCTGTAAATTTTGTTTGCCTAAAGCACCAGCAACTCTTCTAGACACTGCTCTAGATGCAGGAACTAAATTGGCACCTACAACAGCACCAGTTGGTCCACCAAGTTTAAATCCAATTAAAGCTGGAATACTTAAAGATGCTACATTTTGACCTTGAAGCACTGTTCCTTGTAATGGCTTACCAAATGCTCTTAAAGCATTTTCAATTTTTCCACCTTGAGCAGCTGATTTAATTGCTTTTACTTCTTCCTCTGTAAATCCACGAAGTTTATTTTTGTTAGTAGCTAGGTTTCTAAATTGATCTCTTAATTTAGTAGCAAATACAACATCATCATATTTAGCATTAGGTTGAAGACCAGCTTTTTCATAAAGTTCATCTAATAACTCTGATTTTCTAGCTTGCTTCCATAAGTTTCTAGCTTGTGGAACTAATTTAATAGCTTCTACATCACCCTGTGCTGGAGCAACAAGTTTAGAAGCATCTAAATTATCTACAAAATCATCTAGTTCTTTTATAATGTCACCAGCAAATTTACTTTCAGACATATTTTTAGATAATTTAATTTCAGAAATACTTGACCTTAAATCTTGTAATTTTCTTAAAGTCATTGCTGAACCTGTAGCTTCATCTAATTGATTAATAGCATCTACAACATTAGGTTGTCTAATTTGTCTAATTTTTCCGCCAATATCAACTTTAATTTTATCAACCAATTGACCAAAAGGTTCTGATTTAATAAGTACACCAGCATCATCTATTTTTTGATATAATTGAGAAGCTTGTGCTTTTATGTCAGCAGAAGCAGGAACTTTAGCTTTTGTTCTAAAGCCAATGTTTGCTACACCAGTAATAGGTGTAGGTGCTAATTTTGATTCTTCTACTGCAGTTTGTAAGCCTTCTAGGATTTGAGGTGCAACTTCACCTCTAGGTTGATATGTAAGTGCTTGTTGAACTTGTTGTGCAGTCTTTTCAGCAGTACCTTTACCAAAGTCACCAGTTAATACTTCTTTACCTACACCAGCAACATTACCTATAAGTTGAGAAAGAACACCTGTACCTGCAGATAGAGCAGCCTCACCAACGCCTAATGCTTTTTGACCTACAGTAGATCCTTTAGGTTGACCAAAGTTTTGTTGAGCATAAGCTAATACTTCAGCTTGAGATGCTCCTTCTGGTGCATTAACCTCAAATAACCTTCCATCTGGTGAAGTTATTTCAAATTTAGGCATTATCTAATCTCCTTAATACTCCAGTTGCCTTTACCACCAACAGGGCTATTTAATGGTACATCTCTAGATGATGTAGGTGCTTTGTAAGTACCACGTTCATATAAAGGTTCAATAATAAATTCAGCTGGTCTATATGTTCTATTATATGAATTAGAAACACGTTTTTCAGTTGTTTCCATTTCTTTATCAAGTCTTTCTAACTCTGAAACAATATCTGAAAACTTTTTCTTTTGTTGTAGAGATGCTTTTAAGTTCTCAAATCTGCCACCTTCTTTTTCTGTTACGTTACCAACAGCAGCACCAGTTTGAGAAGCATTTCTCATTTCTGTAATGCCTTGTAAGAATAATTGATTTTTAAGAGTTTCTAGTTCTGCAGCAGCACTTGCAGCTTCAGTATCAGGAATATAAGATTTAAGAACTCCATCTGTACCAAAAGCCTCTTTAAATCTTGGATTATCTAAAAGACGTCTAGCAGCATTTCTAATATTTCTAGTAGTATTTAATGCGTATTCTGTAGCTTCTGTAGCTTTAGGTTGTTCAATAAGCAGTTGCTCTTTATTCTTTGGAGCAATAGCAGAGCTTTCAATAAGAGGAACACCTGTTTTAACTTCTTTTTCTGGTTGCTTAAAGCCAGTAGATGGCTTACCTGCAGGGGTACCTTGTTGATTACCTACTAGGTTACCTTGAGGTTGACTTGTAAAGTATGTTTCTTTTGTTTGAAGAGGACCAAATTTAATACCAGTTTCATATGTAATTTTTGCACGATCTCCTTCTATTTTTGCAGCATCTGCAGATGTAGGTAATTGACTATAAACATTAAAGTCTTTAAAGTCTTGAGCAGTCCATGTGTCAATTGGTTTACCAGTTTGTTTAGAAAACATAGTAACATCTTTGTTAAATTCAGGATTTGCTGCAGCTATAGCTTTTACACCTTCAGATGGATTAGCTAAAAGTATATTTTGGTATTGTGGGTATTGTTGAATTAATCCTAAAGTACCAAACTCTTCTCTTTGTAGTTTTTTAGTTTCAAATTGACCTTTTTGAATATCTTGCATCATTTTAGATAATTCAGTAGTAGTCATAAAGTTTTTAGTTGCTGCATCTATAGGAGCTTGTCTACCTGCAGATGCACCTGTAAATCCACCTAAAGCAGCACCAGCAACACCTTTATTCCAATTAGAAGCAAGACCAGTAGCTAAACCAAGACCAGTACCAATAAGTTGTTGAGTTTTAAGTCTTTCTTGTTCTTCTTTAGATAAAAGACCTGTTACTGGACTTTCTCTTGTAAGAAAAAAAGTATCTAATAATCCTTGAATATCTGCCATGATTTACCCTATGCGTTTAATATTAAGAAGTCTTCCACCAGCAATGTCAGATTTACCTTGTGATATAGGTCTACTTCCTACTGCTACAGCTTCTTGTAATCTTTGTTTATCTGCTTGTTCAGCTTGATTATAAACATCAAGAATTGATTTACCACCACCTAAAACAGTCATTGGATTATTTTGTACATATTGAGAAGCAGTATTTAATAAACCACTACCAGCAGGAGCAGCACCGCCACCAGTAAAGTCTGCAGAAGTACCTCTTGCAATATCTTCAAATTTAGGTCTAAATACATCTTGCACACCATCTGTAAATGTCGCAGGTTGTGTAGACATTGGAAACATAGATGCACCTTGTTTAGCTAAATTAGCACCCATTACTTCTCCAGCAGCATTAGTAACTTGTGCTGGATTAGATAATAAACTAGCAGGAATATATTCATTCATGAATGTTGTTGGAAGTGCAGCTTCTGTTACAGCTGGTGCTGCAGCTTCTGCAGTTTTACTTCCAAGATTAAACATTTGACCTAATTGCATTTTGTCTGCAATACCACCAGTTACACCACCAAGTAGTGCACCTGTAATAGGGCTTTTGCCCATAGCAGCAGAACTAACAGCTCCGATAGCTGCTGGAACTAAAATTTCTGGACCCATTACTTACCTACCTTTCCTACTGCATAGCAGATTGGTTCTAATATTGTTCTATAAATACGACCTAATGTATCTCTACGTTTACCTTTCATTTCTCGGTAAATGTCAGCTGTTCTGTGACGAGCAATGTGCTCAATAACATTCTTAACAACACGATTAAGCATGCCATCACCTTTAGCAAAGTTTACTAATGGTAAGAATAATGTGTGATATCCTTTTTCGTATACTTTAGCGTTAGGCATAGATGCTGAATGTTTAAGCCATACTGCATTTCTAAATGAACCAAAACCATAAGACTCGTTCATCATCGTACATACAATCTTGCCACCACCTGATGATTGAGTTTGAGTAACTTGACCCACTGGAGCACCGTATGCAGCACCCAAGTAAGCTTGTAGTTTTGTGTATGGTTTGTTTTGTTCAAATTCGTATCTAGCAATTTGATCTTCAAGAGCTTTTTGTTGATAGTCTTCAGCAATTTGACCAACGTTCATAAGTTGGTTAATATCTTGGTAATCAGATTGAGCAAGTTGAGGAGCTTGTAATGCAGCAGCTTCTTGTCTAGCACGTTCAGCACCATAGTTTTGATATGCAAGATCACCGTATTTATTAGTTAAAGTTGTAGCTAATGTTTGAGCAGCTCTGTTTTGAATATCTGCTGAAGTATTTGAACCATAACGACCTGCCATAGATGCTGTGCTTTGTGCTTGTCTAATAGCATCATTATAAGCTTGTGTAGCAGCTGCTGTAGGTGCAGCTAATGCGTTCATAAGGTATGGATTACCTGCATTTAAGTATTGACCTTGCACAGTGCCTAATTGTTGTTGTTGAGCAGATGCCGTAAGTGGGCTACCAGCTAATGCACGTTGTTGAGCAGCTTGTAATGCTGATTGTGTTTGTGCAGAAGGTGATACATATGTTTGTGTAGGGAAATATTCTGGAGTAGTAGTTTGGTATAAGTTTTTAGCCTCACTTAAACCATACTCTACATAAGGTCTAACAGTAGGATCTAATTCATTTTTAGTGGTAGATGATTGAGATCCTCCACCTGATCCACCACCGCCATAAAATGTAAATGATTGTACTAATTCTTGTACCCAATTGTGTAACTTAAACATATTCTTTCCTTAAAGTGTATATTCCCATGTTTGAGGTTTAAAGCCCATTTGTCTTGCCTTACGTTCCCATCCACGTCTTTCAGAGTTGAACGTAACTTTAGTTTTACCGCCTTGTCTTGCTATTTGTTGAATCTCTTGAAATGCTTGCATAAAGAGTGTATCGTCATTAATTAATGACCATGCAGCCCAAACATGAAGCCTGTTTCCGATTGGTTGAAGTACTACGAATCCTACTGGTTTATTGTCTATAATGCCCATAAACAACATAGAACGTTGTTCAAAGCAATCACAATATACGTCTTCTGGTATATACTCGGTATGACCTTTAGATCTGACTATTTCTAATCCGTGTCTAATGTATTCCCAATGTTGACGTAAATTATCTTTAGGTATATAATGTAAAATCATCCTACTATTATATAACGATATGTTCTATCTGACACAGAATTTGCAGGGTGAGATAGTGTTGCACTACCTTTAGTTTGTGCACTAACATAAGTTCCAGTAAATAAATTAGTGGTATATGAATTAGAACTTAAATATTGTAATGTAGCTATAGTGCTAGGTGTTGATGGTCTAGTAGGACTTGTTTGTGCTGGCAACTGTTCAATAGTAACTGCTGTAGAAGTAGTAGCCCACATAATTTCTACATAATCATTTTTAGCTAATTCAAAATAAAAATTTAGTGCAGCAATAAGATGACCTGCAGTTCCACCATGACTATTTGGTACTGAAAACTTACTGTTAGATCCAGCAACGTCTGTACCATTTTTTCTAAACCAAATATCTATATCTTGAATTTGAGAATCTGTATTAGCAAACTGAAAGCTAAACTGTAGATTATAAAGACCAGAATAAGATACATTTAATCTTGAGCTATTACTTAAAGACGCACCTAAAGCATAATCAGTAGTATTAAAAGTTACAGCATATGCAGTTGTTGTACTTGCAGCTATTTGATCCGTAGTATCTTGTACTGCTAAATATGGATAATAATCAGTAGCAGCTGTCATAGTGATTGGTTCTAAACCAATATATGAGTTATAACCTATACGTTCATCTGTAATGGTTGTAGTGGTAGCACCACCTGCTGCTAAAGTAATTTCGCCTGTATTGTTAGACTTACCTTCTACAAGGTTATTTACGACTTCAGAAACTTCACGAGGTGTACCACCTTGCCAGTTAAGCTTACGATACATGTCCCTAGACATTATCTACCGCCTTGTTGTGTATATTCTATATCCAATCCTATAGCATGTGTCCAAGTGCCACTAGGAGTTGATTTAAGTCTATGATAACGACCATAGGATCTTAAAGGAACTCTACCTTCAGATGATGCAGCTAAAGCTGTTGAATATGTAATGTTATCATCTAATTCACGTCTAGAAGCGATAGCAACGCTTGCAGAGCCATTATCTATTTGTGGTCTAGCTAAAGTAATCACAGAGTTATAACCTAACTCTATATCGCCTACAGTTAAAGAAGCTGTAGAATTGCCACCTGTAAATGTAGCAATTTTAGCACCATCTGCACCACCTAATAAGAACTTACCACCTGACCATACACGAGAGTCTAGTGAAGCAGGAAGTGAGTCTAATGTTCCGTAAGCATCTAAACCTTCTAATGTCACACCAGAAGATGCTAGAGATACAATATACTCTAAAGAAGTGTCAGCAGATGACCATTTCTTTACTAACCAGTTATAGATAAGTAAAGAACGACCACCGTTAGTATTAGGATAGTTCCAAATTACAATATTACGAATAGGATCTATAGCAGCACTAATAGTATCTTGTTGTGATAATGACATGTTTTGATAAAAGTATTCATCTACTTTATCATTGCCAATATTAAACAATTGTGTACCATCACACATATAAAAGCCGTCATCAGCTAGGAAGTATGTATTCGGACCATATTGTGTAATAGATCCAGAAGTATTACAGCCTAAATTACGAGAGATTGTGTCAAACTGGAAGAACAATGGAGATCCAACATATGACATTCTTACAATAGCTTTTTCTAATAATACAATGCCAAACTCACCACCAGTAATGCCTGTAATGTTTCCACCTTCAGCAATTACTTGGTAATCTGATTGTGAAGCACCACCAGAAGTCCAATCCGTCTCGTCATTGATATCCGACCATTGGAGTTTGTTTGTATCGTTACCAATACTTGCTGCCACTACAAAGTCACGAACTACTGTAATAAATTTAGCTATAGGTGCACTTGCAGATACATCAGCAAAGTTTGTAGATGATCCGATAGTCCATGCTTGAATCTTGTCATCATTATTAGCTGCTAATACAGAATTACCAAACTGAACAAAACTCCAACGATCTGCACTAGAGTATCCACCAGCTTTAGATGCGTCATCCAATCCTGTTGTACCAGAATTAAATTTAAATAGTTTGGTAGTACCGCCTGCAAATAATTGAGTCGTAAGATCAAATTTAGCAGCAAATACATTGTTTAAGTTTTCACTAGCTGCTGTAGAATAGTCTGCAGATAATGGAAATGGTGCATATCCTATAGTGATAGGATAGACGTTATTAGCTTCTAACAAAGCTCCAGTAGTCGTAGGTTGATCTGGCAACCATTCCGTAAACTCTATTCTTTGAGTAGCCATTCATTTTCCTTAAACTGTTACTTCGTCCCAAGATGTTGTTTCTTCGTTCCATACATATCTCTTACCGTCTGTAGGATAGTCCACAGGTGCTTTCCATTGTGCAGTTGCCTCGTCTAATGTCCATGAAGCAAATGGTTGTGGTGGTATAAATGCGTCTAGTTCAGCATCATATTTATAGCCAATACCTGCGTAGTTCTTACGAATGTTACCGTTGTATGAAGTTTGTTTCCAACGACCACCTAGTAAATTAGTGCAGAAAGCAATGCCAATAGCTTCGTTCTCTACACCGTCTTGGTCTGCTGTGTCTTGGTTAGCAACTACAATGACTTGAGTAACTAAATTTTCTTCGT